ATCAGCGATGATATTCGTGATGTCTTTAATGAAGCAAAAGCTATGGGTTATGATACTAAAATCATGCGTCCGGTCATTCGCCTACGGGCAATGAAAGACCATGACCGCGCAGAATATCAAGCTATTCTCGACACATACATGACCGCTCTTGGTCTCTGAAAGGATAGATTATGTCATCATTGAATAAAGTAAGTTTGCTGGGTTCGCTTGGCGCAGACCCAGAAGTTAAATCATTTCAGAATGGTGGACGGGTTTGCAATTTGCGGATTGCTACATCCGAACGCTGGAAAGACAAAAGCACAGGCGAACAGAAAGAAGCAACCGAATGGCACAGCGTGTCCATCTTTAGCGATGGGTTGGTCGGTGTTGCAGAACGCTTCCTGACCAAAGGCAGCAAGGTATACGTCGAAGGCCAGTTGAAAACCCGCAAATGGCAGGACACCAACGGAAACGACAGATACACTACTGAAATCGTTTTGAATGGCCCGAAGGCATCTCTGATTTTGCTTGGCAGCAAAGGTGAACCACGGCAACTTGATGCGTCTGTTGACCCATCAAAGGGTGACCATATGAATTTGGACAACGATCTCGACGATGATTGTCCATTTTAGAATTGACAACGTATCAATTCTAAACGATTGCGAATGGTATGGAACAGGAAATATGGAAATCTATACCTTCGCAACCTGGAATGATGGCATCATCATTTGGCAGGGTGATTTTACCTGAGCGCACTGCTCAAATGCCACATGGCGGATGGAGGAAATACACACCAATTCCGACATACGGCAGCAAAACAAAATCATCTAAAACTGCTAGGCATGAGTATTACGGTCTTTTTCAAAAAGAGCGTGGCAACATGAAAGTTCACCGCTTAATTTGCGAAGCCTTCCACGGCCCCGCACCGTTTCCTAAAGCTGTTGTCATCCATCTTGACGAAAATGCACTGAACAATCGGCCTGAAAATCTAAAATGGGGAACTCAAAAAGAGAACCTTAATATGCCTAAATTTATTGCATATTGTAAAAGTAGGACAGGTGAAAATTCACCAACAATAAAAGGTAGGATCAAAAATGGCAGTAGGATCAAGACTTAACTTAGATCACCGACGCAAAGCGCCACCCATGAGCAGCCGCCAGGAATGGCTGGCACGAAACTATCAGGACGCAGTGGCACAATCCAGTAAGGCACTTTTGAAGGCGCAACTGACAACAGGTCAGCACACGTTAGAAAAGGATCGCTTTGTGCAGACAGCTATCAATCATGGCTGGATATTGCACATCCCAGATCGTTTACTGCTTCAATGAAAAAAGGTGTTTACATATATAAAAAGCATCTTTATATGAATGGGTAGGGGCAATTGCCCCCCCATTTAAGGATTTTAACAATGATTAAACCAGCACAAGCAGCCCCTATGGGAAAAAAGTATCGCATATCATCAGATAGCGCATCCGTTTGGCCTTTGCGCGGTGCGGATGGCAAGACGTTTGCAGAGCGCCGCATCTCATGCGCCCACAACTATGCGTACACCAGTGGTATAGGCATGGGCCATGTGCTTTATCGCTGCACTTTGTGTGGGGACACTTACGAAAAAGACGTATCGTGACCCTGAGACAATTCCTGCATGATAATTTCGGTTGGGATATTTACGACTGGGCCGATGATGAAATTAGATTTTAAGGAGCAACAGATGACCGCCGACAACTGGCTTTTCATAACAGTCATGGGGGTAATAATTCTTGCCGCCTATCTGACCGCAACAGCGCCAAAGATAACAGAGCAGGAGCGCAAAGAAATGGAAGAGGAATGGTGGGGATGATGCGCTGCATCATCGACTGGCTCATAGAGCGCATGTTTAAAAATGATAAGGATTGGGATCAGTGATATTTAAGGAAATGGGCCGCCCATAACGAGCGGCCCATAACTTATTTAGCCGCCTATGATTTGCGACAGGCCAGCAGCAGCGGCAGCGACAAACGCCAATGCAGCGGCAACAGTGGCTTTCCAGCCCAGCTTCTTTTCAGATTCATCGACCATAGGCAGAAGTTTGCCTGTAGCTTTCTTGATGATGGCTTTTTCGGCTTCTTTTTTCAAAGCCCTGCCAGCCTCTTTCTTCAGCTTGCTTTTCAAATCCATGTTCAGTCTCCTATAACCAAGTTGCGTATTTCTTGGTCTTCAGTTTACGGTCATCAAGGCCGTGGGTTCCGCCATTGATGCGCTTAGTAAGTGCAAGAATGGCAGCGTCATTGATGCCTTGATCGCAGATGCTCCACAGTTTGTTTGAGTCAAAGAACCACAGGGCGCTTTCAAAGCCCAGTTCAGTAGCCACAAGGTCTGGATTGTCCAAAATCTCTTGTTCACGCCCGATGTACTTGCCGAATGCGCGGTAGTTGTTTTTCCCGGTGAGTTGGAGCGGACCCCTGCCCCGGTATTTCCACCCCTCGCCTGACGCTTCGTCACCATTGCCCATGCGGTTAGCATAAACACGGTTGGCAATTTTCTGTGGCTGACGCTCATAGGCACGGGCCATTGCGTCAGTTGGGAAGTATTTGCCAAAGATGCCACGCAGCCCCTTAGCGCCGTAATTCAGATTTTCGCTGAACGCTTTGAAGTTGCCCGATTCATGCGCCGTTTGAGCAAAGAAATGCGCAGCCCGATTAGGTGATAGTTTATAAAAAGCCGCAGCCTTCTTACATGTACCTGGACCGAACGCACCATCTGCATGACACCCACATTTACTCTGAAGATTAATTAAGCTCATTTGCCAGCACTCCGCCAATCAGGGAAATCAAGTTCATCGACCACACCGTCACCGTTGGCATCATACCGCAAATCTCCACGATATTTCTCCCAAGGTTCCATGTCGTCATCGTCATCATCGATTTCTGGTTCATCAATAAACACAGTAGCAGATGGGTCATCGTAACGTGGCGCTGGTGCAACCATGTCAGGTGTGAGCGGAAAAGGGTCTGGTTGTGGCGCTACGGGGGCCACAGGCTCTGGTTCTGGGTCATCACGGTCTTCTGGTGGTGGTGGGGCCAATTCGCCCTTCATGCCCATCAGAGTGGCGTAGGAGCCAGCCACAGCGCCGACAACCGAAGTCATGACGTATGACAGCAAGCCGAATACGTCTTTATTGTCGATAATTTCATTCGATATGAATAGGCCGACAATCATGGCGCAAGTGATGGCGACAATGACGAATGCCATTGTTTTTGCCGCCAGCAGCAACGCTTTGATCCGTGCCTCTAATAATTTATCATCCATATATTAGTCCTTTCCTGCCAGCGGATTTGCCAGCGTCTTTTGGATACGTTCGTTAGTTTCCGCCTCCAACTCTTTGATGCGCCGTTGCTGCTCTTGATCTTGCTGCCGCAATTGATCGATCACCGCACGTTGCATTGCCATGTTTTGAGCATCGCTGCTCCTAACGCTGCTTGAAACAGCATCAACCGTCTGGCGCGTTCCACTGACGCTGCTGCTGATGCTGCCCGTCATGTAATTTAAGGCTTCGCTGTTAATCTTGGTAAGCCGCTCAACACTGGTGACACGCTCATCAAGAACCGAAATGCGACCCTCAATTCCAGACAGGTCAGGCGGAACATAGGCGGCTGTGACTTCCTTCATGGTCAGGAACTGCTGATACACCTGAAAGCCGCCCCATAGACCGCCAAGGATCGTTGAGAGTGCAGCAAAGATGATAGCAATCTTGCCGCTGCTCAGGCCGCCAATGTTGAAGCTGAAACCGCTTTCATCAAAGGATACCTTGGGTTCTTCTTTTTCGTCATTTGTATTGGGCATCGACAATCTCCCGCCACTTGGCGTCGTTAGTTTGGGTCATCCTGTACATCTCAAAGTCAGCGTCACGCAGCCTTCTGTTGCGATATATATCACGAATTGCGTAAAAGTCAGCCCTGTCAGATAGCGACACCTGTCGGTACGCATTGAAGGCAGGAACAGAACCCATTTCATTAATGGTTTCCGATTGGCCCTCCGCCATTTCGTTTTCGGATTTTTCAGATGATGCGGCTACCGCAACAGGCGCTGCATTAGTTCCGCCACCAACATTGTTCAGGATTTCAAACGTGGTGGACATCGACATGGGGCCAGCAGCCGAAATAGCAGCCTCCACTGGCGATGAACCAACACCAGCACCGATCCCACCACCACCAGCCACAGCCGAAGTGCTTGATCCAAAATCAACGCGCATTTGAAAACTGCCGAAACTTTGCGACGATTGCGAACCGCTTTCAAACGAAGATGCTTGGCTTACTTCCGCTGCTTCTTCAAAGAATGCGGATTGCATATCCTGTCCGCTCTCTTCCAGCGCCGTAGCAACCTGATTTGATACTTCCTGCTCCAATGCACCAGACGATGCGTCTTGGCCTTCTACAGCGTTCGCAGGACCATCCAGTTCCAATGATGCCAGTGCTTCCGATTCTGAGATTTCGTCAACCGCGTCATCATTTTCTGGGCCTTGCGCTGCCAGTGCTGCCAATTCGTCTGGCGATAAGCGTTCGTCATCAGACTTAATGTCTTCTAAGCCCTGTTCCGAAACCAATTCTTCAATCGCATCTTCTTCAACGGCTTCTTCGTCTGCCACAGGTTCTTCAGTTTCTGTAGTTTCGTCAGCCTCAACCGATGCTTCTGCTGTTTCCAGTGCCTCTTGCGCGGTTTCAAGCACCTGTTCGATGTCAGCAATATCTTCGATTTGCACTTCTTGCTGCGTTTCTTCCATCGCCGCCTGTTCGACCGAAGCCACGGCAGCTTCCAGCGCAGTTTCAGTCGGATCAGGTGCGCCGACATCAAGAGCTATCGATGCTGGTGGGCAAGATGGGTGCAGCGGTGTTGCGTTGCAGTCGATTGCTATTTCTTCAGGAATTGGTGAAGCATAGGTCAAAAGGCCAGATTGGTTTTGCAGGAATTGCGGATTCCGCCCGTAGAAAAGCGGAATGTTGTCACCAGCTTCAGGGCCAGTAAGACCAGCCGTAAAGTCGCGGTTTCCAGATGCAGACATTGACCCGTAGTTGAATTGGATATTGCCGTTGCTGAACAAACCAATTTCAAACGTGTTGCGATTGTTCGTGCCGTATTCCTGTGTGCCATACCAGCCGAACAGCGCAGACCCTTCGTCTAAGCGATAATATGGGTTGCCAGTGTAGCTGATAAGGTCTGACCAGTAAGCGTAGATCGTATTGCGCTGGGCCTGGTCGATAGGTTGACCATTGCAACACAGGTTCGCCGCGCTTTCAAACGACACAAAGCCATTGCTCGACACCCAAACGTCAGTGAAGGTCTGTCCCCAATATTCAAATTCAAAGCCAAGGCTCACACGGCGCGTAGCATCATCGCCAAGGTTCAATGGCGTCATGGTAGTGGGAGCGCCATTTATCTGTGGCGGCAAAAGTGTCGGATCGTATGTTTGGGCAGACGCAGATGTGCTTACCAGCAATGCAGCCAGCAAGGAAATCAGTCGCTTATTCAGCGTCAGGGCGGCGGTCGGCATTTTCTTCCCAAGCCGTTGTTGCGTCCGCGCCAATTGCTCCCATGAACGGGCAAGGTGTGCCAGCCATTTCCATTGCAGCAAAAACGCGACGATCTTGGCAGAGCAGACTGACAGCGGCAACTCGCATACCCATGTCATACAGGGTCTTGGACAGCTTCATGCGTTCGCAGTTTTGGTCGCGCACAGTACGGCCAGCCGACAGGCCAATGATCTGCGTCTGCACAGCGCCCGATTGCCCTGTGGTGCAAAGGTCTTGGCTGTAGGACATCATCGACGGTGCGATGGCGCTTGGTGGCGGCGACTTGATGTTTTGGTCGATGATCTGCCGATTAACGCTTTCGCTGTAGCTTTTGCTGTCGCTGACGTTGACGTTGTTGTTCTGGTTGACGTTGTTGTTGTTGCTGTTTGTCGTTTGGTTAATCGTGCTGGTGTCGTTGTTCGTGTTGTTCGTGTTGACGGTGCTGTTGTTGTTGCTGTTTACCGTCTGGTTGACAGTGCTGTTGCTCACATCCGTATTGAAATTGCGGTTCGTATTTTCAGATGTGCTGGCGTTAGTGTTCTGGTTGATGTTCGTCATCGTGCCAGAATTGATGTTGGTATTCTGGTTGATGTTGGTCATCGTCCCAGTGTTTTGATTGATGTTGGTGTTCGTCGATGTGCTGACATTGTTATTGTTATTATTATTCGTGTTCAGCGATGTGCTGGTGTTCACGTTATTATTCGTGTTCAGCGATGTGCTGGTGCTATCGTTTGTGTTGAAGTTTGTGTTCGTGTTGGTGTTGACCGATGTGCTGGCAGATGTGCTGTTATTGTTATTCGTATTTGTAGATGTGCTGGTGGAATTGTTGTTGTTGTTGTTCGTGTTGGTGCTGGTGGACGTATTGTTGTTGTCCGAAGTGCTGGTCGTCGTGGTGGTATAGACGTATTCAGTCGGCGCGACAGACACAGCCTGTGCAAGCACCATCGACGATGATGCAGTTACCGCAATAAAACCCAGCACAAATTGCTTCATCACCGATCTACCTTGTTATCCAGCTTATCTTCAATGCGTCGAAGGTGCATCATCACTTCATCAAACTTTTTGTCGATAGCGTTGAACTTCTCACCACCAAAGTCGAGGCGAGCCTCAAGCAGCGCAAGACGGCTGTTGAGGTTCACCCACACAGTGATAAGGCCACCAATAAAGGCAAGCACAGTCACGATGCTGACAAGGTCGAGTTGACCAATCACTCAGCGACTTCTTCTTGCTTGGGCAGTTGGCCTTCAGCTTGATCCTTAATCTTCATCAGAAGAGGAAACGCACCGGAAGAAGTTGGCAAATTGCCAAGCGTCTGGAGGACGGCGTTAACTTCTTCGACGTTCAGGGTAAGGTTAATATCCATATTATTCACTCCAAGGTAGTGGTGGCGTCACTACAGGTGGGTTAATCTGATTAGCAATCTGTTGTGCCACGTTTTCTTCATAGCTTGTTACGGATTCTTCGCCAAGTGCTTCTTTAACCCAGCCAATGACTTGGGCTTCAGTAAGGTCAGCATAAGGAACATAAGTTGCCTCTGGATCAAGCGTAAGGCCAACGGAGCCGTATACGCCGCCAGTGTGTTCACCGTCAGTGCCATTTAATGTCCAGTGTACTGTGAAGACAACATCTGCGTTGCCTTCGTACTCTGGGTAGGCGTCCATCTGAACGACGGACCATGTGTTTGTGATAGCCATTTTAGTTTCCTTCTAGTTGTGCGAGGCGAAGCCGCATTGATTGAATTTCCTTGACCAGCATCGGGACCAGTTTGGAGTAGTCCACGCCCATCATATCCTCTGGGTCTTCTGGAACTTGAACTGCCTCTGGTGCAACGGTGACAAGTTCTTGGGCAACCATACCGTAACGTTGCTCGCTGTTATCCGCGTTCCACTTGAAGCTGCGAACTTGGATTGCGTCGATAAGGCTGGCTGCGTCTGGGGCGTCAACGATGTCGTGCTTTAGTCGAACGTCGGATGAGGTGCCGTAAGTCGTAGTAGTTCCGTTAGTTTCAATCGTCCCGACAGCGGTGAAGGAACTTGTAGAGCGAAAGCCTATAAGGCGTCCAGATGTTGCATCTTTATTCCATACAATAAGAGTTGGCGAGGCAGCAAAGCTGTCGTTGGTAAAAGCCGCCGTTACTGAATTTCCAGCTAAAACATCTAGCCTACTACCCGGAGAACTCGTATTAATCCCGATGTTGCCGCTGCTGTCGATGCGCATGCGTTCTGTGTTGCCGGTAGCAAAGAGCATATTCGCTTCAGCACGAATAGCGAAGTCAGTTACCGCGCCTCCACTCACCGCACCACCGCCGCCGTTACCAAGAATGGCGTATGTCGTTCCCGATGAGTTCTTAAACTGTCCGTAGCCAGATGCAGTGGTAGCGGCTGTAAACGTAAACATCTCAGTGGAGTTACCAACTACCGTCAAACGACCACTTACACTCGTCGTCCCCACCAGCAAGTTACCGCTGCTGTCGATGCGCATGCGTTCTGTGTAGTTTGTGTACCAAACGTGCGGGCCGCTGTTGGCGGAATAGTTCATCGACGCAGCACCGCCGAACGACCCGTAACTTGCGTTACCAGCCCATACCTGCCCAAACGTAGTATTGCCATCACCAAAAGTTACAGTAGTAAAACCTGTGGCGCTTGTGTTTGTTATGCGTGTTTCTATAGCCAATGCCGCAGCGGTGCCGTTAACATGTAGCTTCCCGCTTGGTGTAGTCGTACCAATCCCGACGTCACCCCCAGAAGTAATGCGCATGCGTTCAGAACCAAGGGTGGCGAAGTTAACCCCATAGTAGCCTGATGTAGTGACGAGGTTCGTGCTGCCGCCATAGGTAAAGCCATAATGCGCAGTGCCTACGCCGTTCAGCGTAAATCCATCGGTGATGCCCCAGCCAAGGCGGCTTCCAAGTGCCATAGAGATGCCACCCGCGACATTGAGTAGGCCACCGTAGGGGTACACTCCCGGCGTAGTTGTGCCAATTCCGACAACACCAGCAGAATCGATGCGCATACGTTCTGTGTTGGAGGTAAATAGTTTAACTTGGGTCTTGTTGAGCGCGATAGAAGTGAACGAAGATGTATCGTCATCAGACTTTATAAGACCGTCGCCCGCACCTGTGTTGTAGAACGAAAGTGTCTTGTTACCTATCGCGGCTTGCGATGTAGTGCCGCCACCGGATACAAAACTACCAGAAGCATTTGCGCTACCTGATACGTCTAACTTATACCCCGCCGTTGGCGAAGCAGTGCCAATTCCGACGTTGCCTGTATCCCGCGCAAGATACACGTTGCCGCCAGTGAAGTCCGCACCACCATCTACGTTCAACTTACCGAGACCAGAGGTGCTTGAGCGGTTTATTAACAATACGCCGCTGCCGTCAAGACGCATACGCTCCGTACCGCTTGGCCGGAACAGTATCTGGGCCGCGTCAAGGTACATAAACTGGTAAGCAGAAGTGGAGCGGTTGTACGACTGCATTAAGCCGTTGGTGTCAAACTCCAATCCACCCGCGCCGCCATTGCTGACAACGAATTTGGTGGCTGGGCTGCTTGTTCCCACCCCGACGTTTCCGCCGCTAAGGATGCGCATACGTTCTGCGCCCGTGCCGCCATTGCTGGTCATAAAACGCGTATATGTGCTTCCGCCGTTGGAGCGTGCAGAAATAGTAAACTCGCCGTTGACCCCATCATATGCAAGGACACCAGCATTTACTGCTGGCTCTGAGTACGTCCCAGACGCGCTAATAGTTATGTTCCCGCCAGAAACATTTAGTTTTGCATTTGGCGTAGTCGTACCAATTCCAATATCACCTGTCGCGGTGATGCGCATACGCTCTGCGTTATTAGTGCCGAAAGTCAGATGGTGGTTGCTGGTAACATTTAAGTCAACGTGACCATTACCAGCTTGAAGATTAAAAGCCGCTCCGGAGCCATGCGTTGCGCGGTATCTTGCCGTTGTTCCGTTGCCGCCGTTGGTTTGCGATACAAGTGCGCCGATGTCACCGCCGCCGTTTTGCGATATGTGAAAAAGCGCAGATGGTGAAGTTGTGCCAATACCAGTATTCGTACCGTCGTCATATAAGACAGACGCACTAACCGCCGAAGTGCCATTGCCTTTTAAGACATAGCCAGATGTAAGAGTTGTAGCCCCAGTGCCACCATTGGCAACAGCAAGTGTGCCGCCAAGCGTGAGAGTGCCAGCCGTAGTGATTGGTGAGCCAGTGAACGTAAGGCCAGTTGTGCCGCCAGATGCAGCTACAGAAGTTACCGTGCCAACCGTGCTATCGTTCGATGTAATCGTGAAGTTTGGATAGGTTCCAGTGACAGTGGTCGTGCCAGCACCTGTCAGGGCAACGGTCTGATCCGGCGCGGAGTTAGTAATTACGCCAGTGGTGCTGTTGTAGCTTATGCCAGTGCCAGCAGAGACAGAAGCCCTTGCGGCAGCTTGCGTAAAATACAGATTTGTTCCTTGGGCGACATCGCTAGTCGTAAGGACAACCGCGCCAGTGTAGCCATTGACCGAAGATACAGCGTCGGTGTTATCGACCTTCTGCCATGTAGAACCATCGTACACGGCCCAATCGCCAATCTTCCAATCGGTTATGCCGTCTAGGTTGGTAGAGCCAGCAGTGCTGACAACGTAGTAATAACCCTTTGAACCAGTGCTGGATGCCAAAGTTGGCGTGTTGGTGGATGCGTTCCAAGTGCCTTGATAGTTAAGGCCACCAAGAACTGCACCGGGCAATTGAGATGTCGGAACTGTTCCGCTACCGTCAAGCGTGGCAACGCCGCCAGCAACGCCAGCATTAAGGACAGCAGCCGTGCCTAAGCCAAGTGCTGTACGCGCACCGGATTCAGTCGTGGCTCCTGTACCGCCATATGCCAAGCCAATGGTTCCAACATCGCCTGATCCAAGCAGAGAAGCGCCACCGACAGTTTTAATGTTTGTACCGCTGACAAGTGCAGCTTGCTTGGCGTTAAAGGTTGACCAATCGGCTGAAGAAAGCGCACCACGGTTAGCGGCTGATGCTGTTGGTACGTTGAGCGTTACAACAGGTGTTGTAGTGCCGTTAGCTACGCTGGATGCAAGATCAGTTCCAGAAGTGCCAAGCGTAAGCGCAGCAACAGAGGTAACCGTACCAACTGAGATAGAGCCACCAAGCGCGGTAGACGTTCCATTTATTGTAATTGCGCTGTTGGTAAGTTGGCTATTTGCAATATTACCTAAAGTGCCACCAAGGGTCAGTGACCCGCTAGTTGTGACAGAGCCTGTCAGCGTCAAACCATTGACAGTCCCCGTCCCAGCAACACTGGTGACCGTACCAACATTTGTTGTGTATCCGGCTGGGTTGGTGGCATTGTATGGCGTATAGCCAAGGCCGTCAGTTACCTGACCGGATGTCAGCACCAAAGTGCCGCCGAGCGTCAGTGATCCAGATGTAGTGACGCTACCTGTCAGGCTCAGGCCGCTGACTGTGCCAGTGCCAGCGACAGAGGTGACCGTACCGACAGCAATAGAACCACCAAGTGGCGTAGATGTTCCGTTTATCGTAATCGCACTGTTAGTAAGTTGATTGTTGGCAATATTACCCAGCGTCCCGCCAAGGGTTAGTGAGCCGCTATCGGTCACTGATCCGGTAAGCGTAATCCCGTTAACTGTTCCAGTACCAGATACGCTGTTGACTGTGGCTTTGGTGGTCTGCGTGGTTCCGTCAGGAAATCTGAAGCCGCCTACAGTGCTTTCAATAAGGCCAGTGGCAATGACAGCGCCAGTTTTGCCAACAGTGAATTTAGAAGCGCCATTGATCTGTAGATCAATCAGCTTTGAGCCAGCCGCACTGGCAGTATCAGTCGCATTCAACTTGATGCCGTTGAACGAAATACCCGCATTGTTCCAAGTGTCAGACAGGTCGTAGATAAATGCCATTGGGATTCCCTTCGTGCCGTATCTTTAGCACTTTATGTCTTAGCTGCCAACTGAGTATTCACGACACTGCGAAAACAGTGTAAGTCCCACCAACACCATAACCGCCACTTCCACCGGGCAAGCTGGGCCAATCATTTCTAGTCACGCTGAAGACATCAATTGAGGTGGCGGTCATAGAAGCTACATTAACTATACGCTCAAAATCATCAAATTCATCAGCGCCAGTATAGCCGACATATTCACTTCCAGCGATAACAGCATATGGATTGCTACCGGAAGCAAATGTCATGCTTTCTCCGACATCACCAATTCCGTCTTCTGCAAACACTGATACGCTATCCAAGAAAAAGGACATATTCCTCGCTGCCGAAAATTGAAGCGTACCATCCGGTGCAAACAACTGCATTCCAAAATTATCTGCTGTCGGGCTTAGGTTTCTTGCAAGGCTAAGTATCTTAATCTGGATAGTGCAAACGGGCGTTTGAGTAATGAATCGGTATCCTGCGCTTTCTCTGTATCCTGAGATATTTATGCCATCTGTACAGCGGAAAGCAACCAAATCAGTGGAGTTGGGTGGATAGACGTAGACCTGACCATAGCCACCGCCACCCATGCTTGTGGTAGTTACAGAGTAAGAATTGGACACATAGTAGGTCACGGCTTCCGTAGTAAGCTGCAACTTACCTGTATCGTCATAGGCTTCAAAAAGAGCAGTCATGCTATCAACACATCCAAACTGTAATTTAACCCATTGTTCACACGCGCAGTCCAAATAAGATCAGAACCACTTAACTCTATGCCTATCACTTCTGATGCAGCGCCTGTTGAAACTGGGACAGCAATAGCGCCCAAAACCGTATTTGTCGAAGGGATGGTCAAAGCTATCGTGTTTGGCGATGTGCTGGTTACAGTTACTGGGTAAGAGATCATTCTCTTCATGACTATCGTTGATGTGTCTAAAAGAATGTTACCAGCGGCATCAAAAACTTGCAGTCCCTGTGGCATTACCAAATCCCCAAACGAACGCGCAGCACGTTGCTGGAATCATAGACCCTGATCTGGTTGCTTGCAATCTCAAGCCTTGCACCAGTGGTCGCTGTCCGCAGTGTCCCAATTGTCGCTGTGATGGCATCAAGCGATGTAACGCTCATTTTTGCTGCCGTTACCGCACCAGCCGAAATCTTATCAGCCGTAATAGCATTGGTAGCAATTTCCGTTGCAGTGATTGCGTTTGCTGCAATTTCGTTGGCTGTGATGGTATCGGCTACAATGTTACCCGCTGCAATTGTATTTGCCGCAATCTTTGCACCAGTTATAGTCGCCGCAGCAATCTGAGAGGCTGTGATTGTCAAGGCTGCGATGTCGGCAGCAGTAATTGTGTTAGCTGCAATCTCATTGGATGTAACAGAGTTCGCCGCCAGTTTTGCGGTCGATATAGCGCCATCAGTAATCTGGGTTCCTGCAATCTGACCCGTAACCTTCGCTGCTGCGATAGCCGCAATCTGGGCGTCAGTAAGTTGACCTGTAATCTTAGACGCTGCTAGGGCTGCGATCTGCGCGTCAGCCAAGGTTCCGCTAATATCAGCCGCAGGAACTGCCGTTGTCCATGCTGCGCCAGTATAGCGATACAATTTATCATCGGTTGTCAGGAATACAACTCTGCCTTCAAACAAATCAGTCGTAGGCAATGTAGCTACAATTTCGTACCCGCCCTTTGCTTTCGACAGCGAAAACAGCTTGTCGATAGTGATGCCAACATAAGCACCGCTTCCCGTTGCACGAATGCCAAGTGTCGCAGTATCTTCCCCGTCATCAAACCCAGCCGTGACCGAATATGTCTGGCTGGAATAGCCAACAGTCAAAGACTGCGGGTTGCTGATGGTCGATAGGCTGAACGAACTGCTTACATCCGTATTGCCGCTAAACACCTTAAAGCTGCCGGATGCTGGCGCGTAAGAAACAACGCCACCATTGGCATAGGCAAATACTTGGACAGCTTCTTTGGTAAGGTAGCCACTGATTGCCGGAGTGCCATCAGCGCCAGGAGGCCCATCAGCGCCTGGGTCACCAGCAACACCCTGCGAAGCCAGTAGCAACCAGTTAGCACCTGGAGGGCCATTGACCGACGTTGATGTATGGGCAACAATAGCCGAATAGCTTGAGCCATCGCGCTGCACAAAGTCACCGACAATGTATGCAACCGAAGAGCCTGACCACTCGCCCCTATTTACGTTTCTTGTGGCGTTGTCTTCTGGCTTGTCGCCATTGTCATCAATTACGCCAGACCATTCAGCAGTTGTGCCAGCGACATCAATTCCAAGGATAAATGGGCTGTTCAGTGGGTTATAGATCGTCGGCGCAGTGGGTGTTATTGGTGCAACATCATTGGCATCCCATGCGTAGATAGCCGCATTCTCTTCGACCAAGGCCATTGGCACTTGACCATCAAACCGAATCTCTTGGCTAACAACGCGGAATAGCTTGTTTGACCAGCCAAGGGCTTCAAGGCTAACGCGCACAACATCCCCAACCTGACAGCCCAATGCTTTGGCGTTAAAGGTTGTAGAAAACATGCCGCGATACTGATTGCGCTGCAAAACTTGCTTGGCAATGCGCTGCGCACGGCGACCATCTTCGACATATGGAAGATCAAGGGACATAACCCGCTCAATGCCATCAGGTGATGCAAAACCGACCTCTGGGTAGTCCACCATCTGATAAAGGCTATTGGCTGAAGGATCGACATAGCGGCCACGGGCAATGTTGTGGCTTTCCGTCAATCCACGAGTTTGCTGCCAATCAAACCCACCAAGCATGTCGCCTTCATTAAAGGTAAGCACATAGTCGGCAAGGTCGTTCTTCATCGCCGTTACTGTCAACTTGCCGCCATTGTCACGAAGCGTACCGTTCATTGACGCAAGCAAGTTGTTAATGATTTCCATGCGGTCATCAGCATCTGATGCCGTTCCGCTGGTGCGGTAACGCTTTTGAGTTCCGCCAATTGCCAAAGTTACGTTTTCATCGCAGATATTTGCGGCAGTGATAAACGATTCCATGTCGATGCGAGTGTAAGGAACACCACAGCCAACCGACAACTTGTTGTTTATTTCCCAGCCAAGCAACCACCAAAGCAATTGCAGGGCAGGGTTGTCGGTGTCATCCGCGTTGGTATATGCGCCCCAAGTTGCTTGGTTGTTTGCGCGGTGTGAACCAGAGCCACCTAGCACAGTGCTGTCTTTGCGCGGATCATAAAGCAGAGCGCCATCACCTATGACTGTGACACGACTGGGCAAGCCACTTACTAATGGGCTTTCTGCTTTTTTGGTGAGGCCAGTTCGCTTAATACGAAGATGCAAATAAGCGCAGCCAGTAAGGCGACGGGTTGAACCCCACTTGCCGCCACCGTTAATGGAAATATAGTTACCAGCCGTTCCCTCAGTGCGAACAGCAACCGTCAGATAGCCGGAATAAGTGCCTGTAACACCGCCAGCGAGTGTCCATGCTTGCTTTTCTTCAAACCATATCTCAGTAATAGACGCAACTTTATGAGCCGCGACAGCAATAATATAATCAACATATTCTTGGTCAGTACCGCTGGATTCGTGATAGCGCAGATCAAGCGGCATAGCTGTAGTGCCGAACACAGCCTTGCGTGGCGTTGAAGGGTCAAGACTAACATTGAGCCGTGATATTTGGGTCTTTGGTATCTTGGGGCCAAGGAGTGCCATTGAGGCTGTAGAAAGTGCTAAAGAGGCTCCAACAGCGGTAACTGTAGCTGCTGTAATGGCTTTAATACCAATAAAAAGCGCAATTTCCTTTGCGAAAACGACCATTGCAACAGCGGCGGCAGCTATCGCAATAGTCTTTAGAGTCTTACCCACGGCCTACGCTCCAGCACTTGTCCCATAGGGATCGGTTAATCCGCTCCAGCCCATCGTCCGAAACGAAATAAGCGAAGCCACCCATTACTACACCAACGCTGCCATCAAAGAAAGCCAAGTCTCCGCGCTGCGCATGACCTATTTCCACTTCTGAAAACTTGCCATCCATAGTCTCTTCAAGGGTCCCTGCGCCAATGTCCTTAATAACCTGTATACTGGTTTTAAGGCTGTCATACTTACCGCGAAATTCAGTCATAGGGTCTTCGCCAGTGATGGCTTCAACAGCCCCCGCGGCAAACAGGCAGCAGTCATTCACGCCATACTCAAACGGTTCATGGCGTTTGGTAAGAATGTAATTGGATAAAGCGTCTTCCCAAGTTGATATTCTCATCGGAAGTTCATCCTTCCAAAATCGTTTTCCCCAGCACCGCCACCGCCGTAGCCGTAGTTACCAGCTTCAGCCATGCCGTTAGCCGCTGCAATAGATGTTTCCGCGCTTAGATCACCAGCATCAAAGATATTCTGAATGAGGTAGGTTTTGTTTTGTGCGCCAGCGATGCTAGTTAAATAGTTTTCAATTGTTAGCGTAACCGTCTGGCTTTCCGCGCTGCCAGAAATACTGACCTCGTTCATGTATCCAGTGTAATAAGGTATGACAGAACCAACTTGGCTTTCGTTCTGATCAACACAATAAAACCAAAGCCTAGCAATGCGTCCCTGCCATTTTGACTTGTCGCCAATAATAGCCAAAAAGTCAGCATTGTTGACCACAAGGCCACTCATGGAAATGGACACTGTGTCAGAACCTGTTTCGTTATGTTTTACAGGAGATACATTAATCAGATCGTGGTTAAAGCTGTCATAAGTGCCATCCAGTTCAGTGTCGCCTGATCCAGAAATAACCTTGTTATAAAGGCCGCTTGTGCCACGCAGGACATCGCCCACAAAGTCAGCGTAAATCAGCACACGCCAATTAACGACCTGTGCGTCCAGTGCGGCCTGTGTGGTTGCATCAACCATTAGAAGGACTCCCGTAAGTTCAGTGAGAGGCTATACACATAGCCTGTCTCGACTGAAAGCGTTGGCTCCTCCACCAGATACATTAGGCAATAAGGGTTCTTGTATTCAATAGCGGTGTTGTCCGATGGCGACACCCTGATGGGAGGCTCAAACGTCAGCACAGCCACGCCAGAGCCGTTAGAGGTAACATTTTCAGTCAACTGCAAAAGCTGGTTGTTGATGGTGACATACTGACCAGCCTGTAAAACGGTAGTGGACAGGGGCCAGCCATCAGTGTTCAGCGTCCGGCCTGTCTGACCAGCGCCGTTTACCAATGGAGTGGCTGTCGAAGCCGACTGCGCAACAGGATCGACGGGAACCTGAAAGTCATTTGCAGCACCACGCGATTTGGCAATGAACGAGCGCCAAGCATTGATGCTGAGTGTGCCTACAATTGGAGGGAAGGTAATCTGGGCTTCCCACCAGCCGCGACCAGAGGCGAGCGTCTGACGCCGACCTGTCCAATCAGATACGTTAGTCTGTGCTGGCATAAGCAGCCGCCATGCCATGCCCTGTGGCTTCGGCGTTGAAGGATATGTGATTGTAGCCATTACTGCATTGCTCCACCGAGGCGCGGCCTACGAAGACCCGCAATTGTGCGTGACTCTGCCGCTGCGATAATTGCCGGAGCAGCTTCAAGGATGCCCTGCTGAACCTGAGCGCGAACTGCTGCTGGATCGCTGGAACCACGGGCGTCTACGCTGATGCTGATAGGGCTTCCGCCACCACCGCCACCGCGCATATTGCCGTTAGGAATGATTGTGCCATTACCACCAGGGACAAATAGTTCTGGGCCGCGTTCGCCAACCATGTATGGCTTGTTGCTGTCCACCGAGCCGCCGAATGCTCTTAATGTAAGTGGCTTAAAATTGCCTGGGCTACTCATGCCGATATTCCCAGTGACACTAGCAGCACCAGGGGCCGCTTTTGCGCCGCCACCTAATGCACCAGTAATAAGTCCGACGATCTGCTGCACAACATACAGTTTCCACAACTGATCAATCACAGAACTAATGATGCTGCGCATACCATCTTTCCAAGACATAGCGCCAGTCAACATGCCCTTGAAGGCTTCACTGACAGAGTTGCCTATCTCCTCAAACGACTTATTCATTTCATCTGCTTTGGATATAATATCTTCCATTTCCTTGCTGACAGCAAGCTCTCCCATATTGGGCAGAGCGTCTTTGACCATCTTATCGGCGTCTTTAAGATCAGCCTTTAAAGCATCGCTGTAGGCATTCATCTCAATAGACTCTACCGCAGCCTTAAACGGCGCAATAGTAGCCGCCTGTCCAGTTTTGGACAGTTCCATGAAGTCTTTTTCCAACTGGGCAATATCGCGCTGGTAAGCAGGAAGTTCTTTCATTCCAACTTTGCCGATTTTGTCCATAAAGGACTCTATGGATTTTGCTTCTTTCTCACGGGCAGCTTCAGCTTCTTTTGCATCTCTTCTAGCCTGTGCGGCAATCCTCTTCGCAGCAGCTGCAGCAGCAGCAGCGCCTTTTTTATCTGGCTTTAATAAATCTTTACCACCCGTTCCTTCTAAAAGTTTTCTTGCGTTATCAAAAACCTTAATATTTTCAACTTCAACGCCAAGATTAGCCACTGCCGAGGCGGCTTCAATAAATTGTTGAGTGGTCAACTTTCCTGCGTCTTTAAGGTTTTCAAGCCTTTTAATGGCGACTTCACCAGTCATTTTACCAGAAAGAACTTGCTCAGATATTATATCTCTGGCGTCTACTTTCCGACGTTGAATTGAAAATCCACCGCCCATACCGCCGCTAAATTGGAACTCACGTTTTGCAATATCTGCAACAGCACCCTTTGCTTCAGCCGCCCTTGCCTGTGCCTGTAATTTGGCAACAATAATCTGCGCCCTTGCAAGATCAATTAATGCTGCATTTTGAGTTGTGATTTTGCCAGTGGTAATATCCATGACATTACCCAAAATACTTTGGGCATCAGACATGGAAAATGTAGCAAATTTTACATCTTGCGCGGCTTCATCCGCAGCCATAAACTTTTCAACTAAAAACCCAACCGCCATCGAAGCGCCAATAACAGCAATACTCCAAGGGCCAGCTAAAAAAGCGCCGACTGCCCCAAGCCTTCCGCCCATCATTTGCATAGCCCAACCAGCCTGACCAATTTGCTGGTTGAATGCCTGTATGGGACTTGCGCCAGTTGATACACTGGTCACAAAGTCATTGACCTGCATTCCGGCTTGCATCGTACCAATGCGATGATTGCGCATCGCCTTGGCTTGAGCGTCTAGGTGTTTTTGATAAGCCTGAACGTGGCTGCTTGCGTTGCCGATAGACCTTGTAAACTGCTGTGTTGATGCGCCAAGACCACCATTAGCAGACTTCAGCGCCTCCATTTCCTTACGAAGACTATCAACGGCATCAGTCAGTTTTTTAAGTTCAGCTTGCCCAGAAACCTGAGCAGCAAACAGAAACTCAATTCTTTGGTCTTGGGCCGCCACGCTTTTGCCTTTCTTCGCTCAGGTTAAAATAAGCGACCCATTCATTATACTCTTCAATTGAAATAAGTTCAATCTCTGCAATGGTTTTGCCAAGCCGATCCGCCAAGGTAAGAAGGTTATACCTAAGCGGATCGTTTCTTAGTTTTTTTCCTGCTCCTCTACACTGTCACCGCTCATAAATGCGGCGGCAACAGTAGAGATCACAGATACTTCTTCACGCATCAGGATAGCTTTATCCTCAAGCGTAAACAGCTTTTCACCTTGGCCATTCTCAGATTTAAGAATGATAAGGTCAACCATTGCATCGAATGATGTCGAACTTAAAAAGTTAGGGTGCTTGCGCTGAATGCGGTTCAGTTCACCAGCAAGCAGAGGGCCATAATAGACCTTCTCTGGCTTACCTTCATCACCCCATTCTGCAACGTCGATGTGACGCTTATTCGATGTTCGCTCTGCAATGCGCTTGGCAATACTCATATTAATATCCTTTAATTATACAGCCGCGCTGGTCAAAGCCCCTGTTCCTTGAACAGTGATAGTGGATTCCACCATACCATCGAAGCTGCCGGTGATAGTCTTGCCCGTTACAATGGCTTGACCTGTGTAGTAAAGATCGCCTGTCGTCGTACCTTCTGGGTAGAAGCGGACATTGACTTCTGATCCAGGAACCAATGCGCCCTGACCTGTGGTGTCCAACTCATCCCAGAACACATCAACCGAACCAGACCAACCTTTCAAAGTGGTCTTAAAACTGCGGTATCCGTCGCCCATGCTTGAGTCTTCGACGGTATCGGCGGTTTCTTCGACCGAATAAGAGCGGATTTCAAGAACAGCATTAGTTGCGCCAACGCGAACAGTGCCTTCAGAACCAGTGTGAGTAGCCATTTAAGTGTCCTTACGCCAAGGTGAGCAGCGACAAAGCACCAGTGCCTTGAAGCGTGATTGTGGATTCGACCATACCGTCAAAGCTACCAGTAACTGTGCGACCAGTGACAATAGCAGTGCCAGAGTAATACTTTTCAGATGCTCCAGCCGTTGCACCTTCGGGGAAGAAGTTAATGGTTACTTCCGTGCCTACAGTCATAGCAACTTGGCCATTGGTGTCAGTCTCATCCCAGAATACGTCAACAGAACCAGACCATCCCTTCAGCGTGGTTTTGAAACTTCTATATGCGTCACCCATACTTGAGTCTTCGACGGTATCAGCCGTTTCTTCCAAAGAATACGAACGAATCTCTGCAATGGCGTTAAGTCCAACACGGACTGTGCCTTCACTTCCGGTATGCGTAGCCATTACTCAGACTCCTCGACTTTCTCTGCTTGAACCTTCGGCTTTGCAGCCTTCTTTACATCCCAACCCTTGGATTGGTAATTTGCCAGATCGACCTCACAAGCGAGTATTTCATCGCCTTGGGCGTTGTAAACTTTGACCATCTTCATCGCGGTGTCTCCAGATCAGCAAGAAGCGTAACATATTGGACTGCGTAAGACAACCGTGCATTAGCAACTGGCTTCTCGCCTTCAACATTAATGTCAACGTCAGACTGCGATAGAATACAGCTTTTCACTAATCCTGACAACTGGAAATCAGAGCCAATCGCGTCCTCAATCAAAACACAGGCATCATCTATCTGGTTTACGATGGTCGCGCTTGAACCCTTAATAAATATCTCAACATATAGTTGCAGTGAACCCATAGATGTCTTTGTACCTATGGTTGCCAATGAATTGGTTTGGCTGTTTGTATAAATTATCGCTGCTGGCAGCTTGGCATCATCCAGCGCATAGGATCGCATCTTGTATACGCGGCCAGAGAAGAAAGGCAGCGCACCAATGATTGTAGCGATTCGGTCGCGTATCTGGTTATTAATGTGCGACATTAAATAGACACCTGGCAGTTATCGATGGCGGTCATATACCTAACATCAAAAATCATTTTACCAGTGCCAATTGCCTTTTCGCCAGTTGTATCGACACTAAAATCTGACTGCGTCAAAACACAGCTTTTAACCAACCCGTTGAAGCTGTAGTCAGTTTCAATCGTGCCATTCAATTCTGCGCAGAAACTTTCTATGTTTTCAAAAATGTTTAGGCTTGATCCTTTATTGATAACATCGACCCTTAGTTCAAGGTTATGAGACAAGGTGCGGCTACCAATGGTGGCAAGGCTTGTGACATCGTTTGTGGTGTAAACGATCAAGGCCGGAAGCTGTGCATCATCAAGCGCATAACGACGAAACTTATAAAGAGTGCCTGTTTCACCACCAGGCCTAGCCTCAAGATTAACGCTAAAACGATCTTGGATCACAATACCAAATCTATCAAAGATAAAGTTTACCAACAGGTCGGCAACATAGTCCCTGATCTGCTGCCGAACGTGAGCCATGTTACACCTTTTCGAGTATAAGCGTCGATACACCTGTGCCGTCTGTCAGCACGACTCGCACGTTATACGCAACAGAGCGAATGATAATTTCATCGCCGTCAGAGGCGTAAGGTACGTCAGCAGTGCGGCAAACAAACTGCGGTGATGGAATTGTAATGTCCATCAGGTCTGTTGCGCCACGGCTGGCTTGAGGGGCATCAAAGATACCATTAACAGAGGCGGCACTGCCACCTACTATTGTGTAAGTGGCAGTGTCTGCAAAATCATCGACTTCAAAGAAATCGAGAATGTCAGCGGCGGATTCAATCCCCATTCTTGGAACTGCGCTTAATGACAGGATCGTGATTTTCTATTTCTGTAGCTACAGGATCACGATGCTCAACCTTTGGTGCTTCAGCCACACGGACTGCCTCTTCAAAGATTTCGATTTTCTTATGAGCGATAAGCACCAAAGCTTCGCTGTGTGGAAGAGTAGTAACGTCACCAATAGCCAATGGGCCTTGCGATGTTATTACGCCACGAATGCACTTGTATTGCATATCATTCTCCAAAGAAGTCGAGGGCTGATACGACTTCCAAATATCAGCCCTCAACATTACTTATACCGTGTCGTTGTTGTATGCGAACGAGACTGGGTTGCGAAGTGCAACGTCAATAGTCTGAAGCGCACGAACACGAACAGTGCCGCTGCTCGAAGCAGTGTATGGATCAACCAGAAGATCGAGTCCACCCCACATACCGATGAGGCAGTCAGCAAAGTTACCGAAGTATACGTTACCAGCAGTTGCCTGTTGAGTACGAATTACATTGTAACCGTTTGCTTCGCCGCCTTCGAGGACGAACATACCCGAACCAGCGTCCTTGGCTTTCGTCTTCAGACCGCCGTAAGTGGCTGCGTCCGTGATGTATGCCAAGTTGCCGAACAGAGCGTTGTCTTCTGCAACAGCAGTTTCCATCGCAACCATTTCAGCAAAGGTTGGAACAGCAGCAGCAAACGCGGTTGGCTTGTTGACACCAGAGGTGTTCAAGATACCCGTTGGCTGACCGGACGATCCGGAACCTTCCAATGCGCCCTTATCGATTGCCAAGGCCAGAGCCTGTGTCAAATCGTCACGGACCAGTGCTTCGATGGCAGGGGTTGATTGCAGGATCAACTGGCGGGTCATGTCGGTGAATGCACCAACATTCTTTGGAGCCATCGATACCGTGCCGAAGGTTGGTTCAGATTCAGAGGCAGCGCCGCCTTCAGAACTGATCCAGCCGCCCGACGAAGCAGCAGTCTTCTTAGGGATAGCTACGTTGCCAACAAGACCTGGGAGCATACGCGCACCAGCTTGCATAACGGACGAGGAGTTGCGCAGAACGTCGATGAACTCGTTAGCAAGCAAGTTAGTTGCTACGATTTCGTTGTCATCGCTGGTGTTCAGGTCGCGCTTCCAAACGCCGAGAACGTCGGTTGGGAGCATAACGCCCTGTGCAGCGCGGCCATAACGCTGTGCAGCAGCTTCCGAGACTTCAAACTCGAATGCAGCGGCTTCACGAAGACGACGGTCAGTTGGGTTGGCGAGAGCAGCAATTGCACGAACAACCGAGAACTGACGGATTTCTTTCTTCGTCAGGCCAATGTTTTCGTTTGCAAGTGGCTTGTCCGAACCGATTACGTCAAGCAGTTCACCACGGAATTGCTCAATGCTCTTGCCCGAACGGAGGGCGGCATCGCCAAGGTCACGCTTGTTGTGACGAGCGGCGAGTTCGACGATTGCGGAGGCGTTACGAGCGGCAGCTTCAGCAGCTTCGGCCCGAACCGCATCCAAGTTTACTTCGTTGTCCATTTTGGACTCCTTCTTGATGGATGGTTCAATGGTAGGTTTGGGTTCGAGAGCAACCGCGCTACGACCCACGCCAACTGACGGGTCAGCAGGGATAGAAACGACAGATACCTCAAGGGGCGACCAAGAGCGAACAAGATACTCGTCCTTATTCGTCGTGGACCGCTCCATTTTGTTGACGCGATAACCAACCGAGACATTCGACCGGATACCATCAACAACGTCCTGAAAAACCTCCTGAGCAAGTGCCGAGCGCCCGAACCTGACTTTGGCTCGAAGAACACGGTCCCCAGAAAGTTCCACGGATTCAATAACGCCAATCTGACGCTCTGGATCATGGTCCAGAAGCAGTGGCGCACGGCCCGAAGCGACAAAGCCCATATCAATGGCTCCGCTTTCATGGACCAGTATTTCCTTACCGAACGAGCGGTCAACGGCCAGTTCAGAAGATACAGCTATCTCAACAGTGCGTTTCTCTTCCGAAATAGCCTTTGGCTGCATATGAATTGCACGATGCAGAAGTTCGACAGGGGCTTTACGCTCTTCCTCAAGAGGCACTACCTCTTCATCAACCACATCCTCGACCATCTCTACTTCAGGATGATCTTCAGTGTCGATTTCTATCTCGACCTTGATCGTAGCGCGTTCTTCAACTTCTGACATAAATTGCTCCAAAAAGCGTTTCAGCGAAACAATAACACCAAATCATGCAATAATCAAACAATCGGTTCCGGCTCATCTTGACCCTTGATTGCTTCATTAGCACCGAACGGGAAGAAGGCCAATTCAAGGCCAAAAGCGTCTGCCATTTCCTTGTCACGCTGCCACTGGCTAAATGTCTCTTCAACATCGCGGCCATACTGACCAGCAACGTCCTGCATCGACATAACGCCATTATGCAAAGCTGTGACCGCTGCGTTGATTTCCTTCTGAGGATCGACCCACTGCCAACCACGGGGGCGGAAACTTGAAGCAGACGAAAACTTTTCATAGCGCGATGCTGGAATTGGAATAAACCCAAATTCCATAACGTGCATAAGCCAAGCATTGTATGCTGGTATGACAAAATGCTCCATCAGGAACTGCTGCATCATCTTGTAAGAGTCACGCTCTTCCAGCGCACCCTGACGGATAGAACTGTAGGATGTGCCTTCCAGATCGTTCGACAGCGCAGCATAGGATACGCCAAGGCCAGACGCGATACCGCGAATAATGCCCTTCTGGAAATCGCTGAATGCAGTCGCTGGATGCGATGGATCAAATGGCTTGAAGTCAACGCCATTGGGCAACTGATGGAATGTACCTGGCTCCGCATCAATTATCGGGACAGTATTGTCGTAATCGTCGGCTGGGGCATCTTCGCCATTATCTGACGTAAAGAAGCCCATCTTGGACGCAGCCATGCGCGATGCCACCAACTCAGCCTCACGGTGAGCGTTCAGCATCTTCAACTGGCTCATGGCAGGGGCCAACCAAGGTTCACCGCGTGTCTGACCAGCGCGAAGCGGATCGTAAACGTGGATGATATTCTTGGCGTCAATGCGGTTAGACGAATTACCTGAGATGGATGAGAAATCAGAATCACCAGGGTGGCGCTTCTTTACCCAATAGGCAACAGGACGCTGGAACTCATCGACCTCAACGCCCATGCGGATTTCGCGTCCGTTGCGAAGCTTCTCGTTCTTCTGCTCATCGATCTGGTCAGATTCAATAGGGTGAAATGCGATGCCGTGAATAAACACACGGTTAGGCACGATCTGGATAATAGCCTCGCCATCACGCGCAGTCGCTTCTATCACATATTTCTGAAGGTCGATCCAGCTTAGGCGACCATCTGCCGTGCAGTTGCCTTTAAGGGCAAACTGGGCAAACGCATCTTCAATAATTTGGTTACCAATGGAATCCAGCGATCCGTTCGTGTTTCGCGCCTTGACTTGCAGGGTCATGCCCTTGTCACCGACCACGTTGGTCTTCAGCAAGTTCATAAAACGCTTAACGTAAACATCATTACGCGCCAGTTCACGCGAACGGTTACGCATCAGAACTAGGTCAGGCTTTAATTCACTATCAGGGCTGCGGCTAGATGCCATAAAGTCGGCAAAGAGCCGACCTGTGTTCGCAGCGTGATAAGAACGCTTCGCTACTTTGTTCTGTACCTTTGGGGGCAAGCCCAATGCTTCACGCCACAAACTCATAGGAAACGCACCTTCATCGTGGTCTTAGTCTTCTTTCCAAGAGCAATGGCGTTATCGCGCCGTTCCTTTGAAACTTCTTTGCGATAATAATCGCGCCACTGCAACAAGTCCACAATAGACATTTTCGCAATAGAGCGGCCCTGAATAGAGTAGGAGGACACATCCTTATCAGCGCGACCCTGCAACAAGGACTCAATCTTATTGAGCATAATCTCAGCATGAGTGCGTGGATCAGCGCCGCTGTTATCAAGGTCTTGAATAATTTCGAACTCACCGCGTTCGACCACAACGCGGTTGCCGCTGGATGTTTGCACAACTTCAAGCTGCCAGTGATAAAAACCTGCGGCGAAGGCAGCAGATGTCGCGCTACTGGCTGTGAATAAATAATAATCACTTCTTTCGACGGCTGCTATCTGTATTTCAGCATTAGTCCCAGCAGCTATCCGCGCAACATAGGATGCGGAGTAAAGCGCGGGAGGATATGTCTCTGCCAGAGCCGTCTTTTTCCACTGGATAAAATCGCCAACAACGATCTTCAGTGGTTCGCCCTCTGGTGCTTCATTCTCGTCAAAAAGATTAGCCATTATCCCTCAGCGCCAGTTGTTAGCGAAACCGCCTCTACGAACAGGCTTTTTGCCAGCCGTTAAAGGATGGCGTTTATCAGCTTCTTCGACATTTGGCAATTTATGCTTTTCCATGTTAGCATAAAACTTACGGGCCACGCTATCCATATTTACATTCAAGATTGTAAGTGCCGCAATTGCATACACTCGAACGTCCAAAGCCTCATTTCGTGTTCGCGTTTTAACCCAAACTCGCGACGGAAAGCCCTTGTGATAGCGGATCATCTGCTTTTCAGCAGTTAGCTGCTTAAAATACTCGTCATCCCGTTTGGCAGGGAAGTGACAATAGCCTGGACCAGCCTCATCCATCTTCAGGCGCGAGTAATGAACCTCTTTTGCCGTATCAACGCCAATGGGATAAAGCGGAACCCTGCCGATGTTGTTCTTGGACGGACGCCCGACAATCGGCTTGCCCTCTCCGCCAACACCCTTGATGGCAAAAACTCTATGTCCGGCGCGTGTCTTGGCATAGTTGTAAACAGCCCGTGTGTGGTGTCCGCCAGTATCGATACAGGTGGCGCGGACAAGCATTGGCTCACCACACGGATGCTCATAGGTCGCCAGCAAGACTTCATCGACCTTGTGCCATAGCTGTGTGGTGGACGGATCGCCGTAAATCACATGGTAATCAATCTGCCAGCTTTCTTCGCCAGCGCCCCAGCCCACAATCTCGACTTCGACGCGGTCATCCTGAACGTCGGCTCCAGCCGTTAGCAGCACTACCTCGTCAGGGATGCCTTCGTAATCTTCCTTGCGCTGCGCAACAGCATAATCATCTACACCCTCGCCAGCATCTTCCCATGTCTCACCAAGGAAGGTGTTTACAAAGGTTTTAAGGCGCATTGGATTCTTCCTTGCCGCCAAAAATTCTTCAATTGCGTCGGATAACACTGACCAAGGCGAGTAAAGTGCGTTCAGATGAAATCCTGCCACGCCGTTGAACGGCGCAAAAGCCACCCATTCACCATTGCGAACAGCCCTATGCCGATCCGTATCGGACCAGACCGCACCACATTCGGCGCAGTGATAAGCGCCAGTGCTGGGATTATCGCCAGTCCAAGTCACATTCGACCACGCCAAAACCTGTTTATGTCCGCATTCATGGCATGGAACCATGAACTTGCGCTGGTCACTTTCCGTATAAGCCGACTCTATCCGGCTTCCACCTTTGTTAGTTGGCGTCGATACTAAAATGATCTTCCTGTTCCAGAAGGTTGCGGCTCTTCGTTTGGCAAGAGATATTGGATCGCCCTCCTCGCCAGCAGAAGGAGGGTATCGATCAACTTCATCGCAAAGAACAACACGAATCGGGCGAGAAGCAAGGGAACTAGGAGAATTAGCACCGACAAGAGAAAGAGCGCCACCAGGGAAAACTTTATGAAGCGTGGTATTGTTTGCATCTTTAGCCTTACTGTCTTTGACCTTGTCCCGAAGACAAGGGGTTGAGCGTAACAGACCCGCAGTTACGCGGTCCTTCGAAAACGACTGAGCCATATCCACGGTTGGCTGCATCATCAGAATAGGTGCAGGATCGTGGGCCATGTGGTATCCAATGGTGTTTAGCAGCATTTCAGACTTGCCAAGCTGCGCACCGCACATCACCACAACCTCTTTGACCAGCGGGTCAGAGCAAGCATCCATGATACCGCGCTGGTATTCAGCCCTTGATGTCACCCATCGACCAGGTTCAGAACTGCTTTGCGAATCCAGCCGCCGTTCATGGTCGGCCCACTGCGCCACACTCATGCGCGGAGGTGGCGTCATCTGCTTCATGGCCTTGGCCATTTGCTCCAGTGCGGATTCTCTGGTGGCTTGTTCGATCATACGATTATCGTTCGACCCTTCTTAGGGCGTCCAACTTTGCGCTTAGGCTGCTCGACCACAGCGGTTTCAACTGTGGCCTCTTCTGACACCGATCCAGTGCGGACAGGATCGATGCTGGGCTGGTAGTTGGAAAGTTCCGCCAGTGCTTCGCGGATCGCATTCTCCAAATGATCCTTGGCCACAACAACATCTGTTTCCGTGGCTAAAATTGGAGCTACTTTAGTAGGCAGGGCAAGGAACTTGGCTTTACAGGCGTGAAGGACGCTTTCCCAAGCCGCAACAACATCGTTGGTCATGCAAAGAGTGCCGCGAATCTTGGCAAGCTCCAGTTCCGCAATTTCTGCTTCGGCATTTACCTTGCGTGTACGCGCTTCGTCATACGACGATCCGATTATAACCCCACCAGTAGTAGGTTTACGCTGATATGATGACACAATGGTTCCTAAATTGACCTGAAAATATCATTTTAATTTCCGTTTGAAACGGGACTTATGGGTTCATTTCCACATTGTGACATCAGGGCAACAGCCTGTCTAGTACAAAACTGAGCAACATAATTTCAACAATAGGTTTGGAAATTACTTTCTCTGCGGAAAAATTGGGCTTCCAATCACCCGCAGGGGGCATCCGGCTGGAAGAACCTAGTTTTTGTGCCATGATATTATAGGCCATAGAGCGCCATAGGGCCATGCTAGGGCGTCAATCCGCAAGGCCTTGCCACCTATATAGCCAAGCGCAACGGCATAGGCTTAGGTGGCTTGCACGAGCCGCAATCTTGTATCTGCGCAAGGCACAAAAAAAGGCCCGCTCAATGGCGGGCCTATTTTTCGGTGATGGTGATAATGGCTAGGGCAGAATGTCAATCAATCTTGCGACACTTCCCGATAGTTTGCTATGCCCTGCCTCTAGTCGCTGATATTGACGCCACGACAAACCCAATAAGCTTGCCGCCTTTTCTTGCGTTAGGTTACGCGCCTTGCGCCATGCCTTGACGTTCATGCTATGCAACCATTGGAATAAAATTCATATTCGTTGCATTCGATTGAATCATCAATCGCCGCATCGGTGTAAGCATATTCCATGTCTCTTTGCGCCTCATAAACCCACGATTGAGCCGCCTCTCTAAAAACTTGCAATACGCTTGGCGTTTTTAATGGGTTGCTTTTGTACTCAATAAAGGCATCTGCGAATGGGCAATCCCCGTTGAATCCCGTCATCGTGCAATCACCCTTTGCATTCTTTTCTGCCCATTCAAACCATCCGTTATTTAAGAGCCATTTCCATGCCCTCAATCCGGACAATTCAGCGATTGAATCGTCACCAGTCCAGCGCGTTTCAACCCTGGCGTAACAATAGTCAGCTTCCCAAATATCAATAGGCGAGATTCTCGAAAATTCCCTTGCGGATTGCCAATAATCATCAGCCCATCCCCATAAATCGGACATTTCGCGGAAATTGTCCCGAACCTTGGCTTTTGTTTGTTCGGACAATTCATTGAAAGTGTAAATCTCTATCGTTTCGATTCTCATGCCGCCATTTCCTTTTGTTCCGTAGTGTCGATTGCATCGACTCCAAACAAATCATGCTTGCGGGCAACCCGCTCGATTTCGTGCCAAGAGATAAAATGGCATCCCGCTCTAAATGAACCGTCCGGATTGACAGAATCCACTTGAAAATGCCCAACCCGAAGTGTTTTCCCGTTTCGATTCCATTCTTGATTTCGCTCACGACATAACTTTACAAATTGGAAGACGCGAATTGCATGGGATAGTGGAACCGATGCGCCTTGCGATGTTTCGAGATTGTCACCGTGGATGCGAAGAAAAGCGCCGTTGCTTTCATCAATCCTTGGCATCCGCCACGATAGTACGCTTGCACCATTCTTCCATGCTTCCAGCAATTCCATGCCTTGCAATAAAGCAATGCGCTTTGCTTCGGCTCTCTTTGCCTGATAAAGCTCGATGCGCTTCAAACGCGCCCTCTCTCTCTTGGCGATTGCTTCGGGCGTATTGTTTTTCGCTTCCCGCTCTTGACGCTTGCGCCATATCTCACGGGCATCGCTTCCCGCATCCAGAAATGGCAAGGCAAGGCCAAATGCGCTTGCATAGCCTAGCGCGGCATCCGCCCGCTCTTGAAGCTTTCCGAACAAATAAGTTTGGTCACCGTATATATCGCGGGCGCGTAGTGACCTTGCCGCCACGGTGTCATATTCGGCAATCAAGTGTGCGAGATTCACGCCATGCTCTTGATTGCTTAGAGCATATTCTGGATGGTATCCGAACGCGCCACTTTGGGCAATAATAGGAACGCTGAAACATGGCGTGGGCCTTGCGCCACTGCCTATCGAACGCCATAGCGCGGGCATATGTTTGCAGCTTGTTGTCATCGAAAACTTTTCCGATGTCACCAGCACCACGCGCCGCCCATCGATTGATTGAACGAAACGCGCAATGGGCGTCCGATAGGAAAAAAGGGTTGCACCGTTAAACCATAGGTTACCGTTTGCTGATTTGCCCGAATCTTTTTCTTGTTGCGCCCAAATATGGGCAACCATTGCATTAGTGTTGGACATGATATTTACTCCCAATGTTAAAAGTTAAAATGAAATCTCAATCTCGCCACGCTCGCCGCTATATGGCGATTCCGTTATAAAATAGCCAAGCCGATTGATATGCCAAAAACCGCTCACGATGAACATTTCGCCGTCTTCATCGCATAAGGTCCACACTAGGTTTTTATCCCTTGCTTCCCTAACGCGCTCTATTTCATCGCCACAAGTTTCAAACATAGTGCCGTCGAATCCAGCATGTTGGTCTATGTCATTTTGCACTGGCTTATATGTTTCAATCCATTCGTCATATGTCATTATAAATACTCCCAATATCAAAAGTTAATCAATCGCGCTCAATGATGGTAACGCCCACGCCCATTCCGAACATGCAAACAAGCAAGATAGCAAGCGCAACATGCCCTGCCAAAAATGATGCACCAGTAACAAGAATCGCCGTGAAAATGGCAATGCTAACAATAAACAAGATAAACCCGAAAACCGTATTAGACATAAAATTTACTCCCATTTTTAAAATCAATATCGCCGCAATAATCACGACATGATGACGTGTCAATGGGAAAATGACGCCATAGCAAAATTATTTTGGCGTCACGACGCGATGCCGTGGCCCGCCTATATATAAAGCCTAAAATTGACGGATTGCCGCGCCTTGCCGCTGGCAAGCTACCCCATGCCGAAAACGGCGAACAGACGGGGAACGGCGAAAATCACCCCCATACCCCCATACGATTTATGGAGCATCACCCCCCCATACGATTTATGGGCCAAAATTTTGGGCCATACGATTTCTGGGCTAAATTTTCTTTACGCCCAGCGCCTTCGCGCACTCGCGGGACCAGAAAGCCCAATCGTAAATCAAACCGTCTTCATCGCGCCGATCCAGCCCTTCTTTGGCTGCGTTGTTTAGCAGGATCATCAGATCACTGAGTACTGCACAGGCGTACAGATGCTTTGGGCCTTCGTGGTCAATGTTATCGTTAGTCATATGTTAAAGCTTACTCATATATCTTAAAAGGATGCGGTCAAAATGGCGAGGCAGCGAATAAGCTACCTGTTCCCTACCAACGCCATAATAATCATACCGCTTTTTATAATTTGGTGCATTGTTAGTGAATATCAGGACAGTGCGCAATTCATTTTTGCCGATGCGTTCTGCAATGAACTCCTGGCCATCTTCGCGTTTCATCAAAAAGAACTTGGCTGTTCTGGCCTGGTTGTTTTCAGCCTTTGGCATTGCAGTCGGAACTGCGCCAAGATCAGACACCATACGGCTGTAAACAGACGCTGGGATGTTGCCGTGCATGTTTTTTGGATAATTCCTTCCCATGATGGTATAAGGCCCAGCACCCCGGCTAACGGACTGGATGCGATATTCAGATGCTTTTAATTTGCGAGGCCCACCCTGAACGTGTGGACGAATGACCTCGTTAGGGCTTTTACCAGTTGCCCCTTCTTCAAAAAACGTACCTGAGTTAGCAAGCGTTTGACCATATCTTGCGCTTTTGCCCATAAAGTCCTTACCGTATGGCAAAGACATCTTCAGGCCTCTTTGAATCCAGGGCGTAGGCATGTGAAGCGACAGCTTCATTTCCTGTATCTGGGCAGCATGAACTTCTTTGACCGTGTCGGTCATTGCACCGACAATAGCTTTCTCAATCGTCCGTGGCATCTCCAGCAGGAGGGCAAACTTACGATCCAGATCGCTCATGTCGATTTTCATTGCTAACATTAGTCTGCGGCCTCAAATTCACCGCACCAGTTAAACGGTGAGGTCACTGGGTTGAAGAACTTTGCTCGACCATCATTGTCCATGTGGGTGAACACGGGTGGAAAGCGTTTGCAAAAGCCGTGGCTGCCAGTGGGGCTGCCCTGATAGAACAAGCATTGCCCACAAATATCATCATCATTCTTATTCATATCATTTCTTTCCACTGCCAGTTCGCCCACCGCCGCATTTCGTCATTCGACCATACATGCTTCTGCCACTTTTTTAACAGTTCTGCTTTGTTTATGCTACCATGTTTGTGTCGCATGAGATCAGTCAAAAAATCTGTGGCAGTAAGCTTCATTACTTTTTAGCCATTACCTGAAGTGCGTGGCAAATTGTACTATGGTCGCGGCGGAGAATACGACCGATTTCGGTCGTTGTGTGGCCCTTCTCACGCAGCATAACAGCGCATTTGCGCCTTACTTCTACCAATGGCTTGAACTTCCGTGGGCCTAAAATGTCCTCCAAAGTGAAGCGGTGCGCTTTAGCAATGGCTTCAATTTGCAGCAAATTGGCTTGCCTGGGCGTCATGCCAAGGCTGTCAACAAGCACCTCTGCGTCTTCCCCATACCACATCCAATCATCATCAAGCATCGTTTTCTTCCTTTACAAAAATCCCGTCAACCATTTTGCCCTTACGATCTTTGATCTGATGCCAAGCGTGAACAACGCATTCCTCGATTTCCAAATTCTTTTGTGCTGCCAAGATCGTCAGCACGACAAAGGCGTCACCGATGCTGTCCATGAATTGCTCATCCTTGCCCTTGGCGATAGCTTCAGCCAGTTCACCTATCTCTTCAATCAACTTAACAAATTGGGCTTGCACGGTGCTGCCAGCAATCAGGTTGCGTTCTTCTGCCCATTGGCGAATTGAGTTTCCGTAAATCATTAAACTATCCCTTCTTTGGTTTTCAGTGATTGCGTCAGTTCAGCGTTCAGTGCAGCCAACTCTTCAGCCGACACATATTCCTGCGGTGGCGTGTAGTCGCGGCGGTGTATCATCAATAGGTATTCCGCTCTGGCTAATTTGCGTCGACGGTCCCTGCCTTCTTCCTGTACAATGGAATCAATCTCAGCAGGGGTCGGCATAAACTTGCAAGTGCGCAGCAGTTTGAGAAACGCGCTCCGCAGATCGACCAGCGGATAGATGCGAAGGGTCATCCAGTAAAGTTCCAGCCGCTCCGCTTCTTCGTCCTGACTGCGCTTCTGGCTGGCAGTGGCAAGAGCCAGCTTGGCAATCATCACCTCGACCTGTTCACGATCTGGCATTGGTGGCCGTGGCGAATCCACATACTGTTGCAGGATTCCAGCAGACTTAGGGCCAATCGTCGGCAAATCGCTCCCCATCAGCAGATCGTTTAGCTTGGCTGGCAAGGACGGCTCTGACCATTGGGTTGGTTGGTTCTGCTGCGTGTTCGCTATTTCCTGCATTCGTATTACCTTTCGGTTCGTATATATCCAACCAGCCGTTTATTGTTGAGCGGTCCAGCAATTCCCCAATGTCATGTCCGGCTGAATGCAATGCTTCCAGCTTGTTGATAGCCCTTGTCTCCGCCCTTTCAGTTAATGGGCGTTTGCGCTTCTTCCGCATCTCGACCCAACCCTGCCAAGCATCCATTGGAAACCAATCTGGAATTTCCCTTATAATAATTGGTTTATGGTTTATGGTTAGTGGTTTATGGTTAGTGGTTAGGGTTACGACTGGCTCCCCACTGGATACCGAATCGGAACCCACTGGGTTTTCCGATGTCTGTTTTACCGCAGTTTTCGGTCGTCCACCACGCTTACCATTCTGTCTGTTGCGTTCAGCTTGACGATGATATTCATCTATTTCGGCATCACATCTTGGATGAACCCAGCCGTTTTCTGAACGAATAAACATGTCATTTAGCAACACTTCGATCACATCAACATCTATTCGGATACGTCTGGCAACCCACTGGGTTTCCACTGGGATAGGTGATTCTGTTTCGTAATACATATCAAGCAACCGACGAAAAGCTAAGTCCTCTTCGTTGCTCAGATGTCTTGTCGATCTGGCGTAATCGCCGATATTGAATTTATAATAGTGCATGGCTACGCGCCTTGCAAAATAGTTTTATGGTGTATATAATTCATCATATGCGATGCTCCCGATAAGCGTTGCGGCCAGCGAAAATTTGTTTCCCCTTATTTTCGCTGGCCCCCTCCTACATTAATATCATTAATTCTAAAAGCTACTTTGTTTGCCGAAATTCAATTGTTGGGAACAAGGCTTTGAAGATCGCCTTGCGCAACGTGAAGTCTGGGGTAATCATGCCCTTCACATCTTCGCAAATTTCCTGGCCGTTTTCCGTGTAAGAAAAGTCAGGCTTATATCCGACCCTGCGCCCGTTATCGTGCTTGATCTGGTTGCCATTGATGATGAACCAAAACTGCGGGTGGATCACCAAATCTCCAATCTCACCAGCAGCCCACAGGGTGTGCAGTTCATCACACCTTGCAGCTTCGCGCTTGCTGTCGTGCTTGTGGCACTGAGCGCAATAGGCTTTCTTGGCGTTGAATTTCGACCGACGATTAAACACCGCCACTATTCCGATACCTGTTCATCATCCATCAAAAGGAGGACGGCGTCCCACATCTCTTTTTTGTCCTCTTCACTGCGCTTAGGTCTGTTTCTGATTTTCTCAGAAATCAAATCTTCCAATGCGCTTTCTACAGCAAGATACGCTTCCAACATTGGCGTGGCGCGTTGGCACTTCCAATTGCTCAATGTGACCCGACTAAGGCCAGCGGCATTAGCAAGTTCGATGGCGGTTATATTATACTCCGCAGCGCGTGCATATATACGCATTATGGCTTGATAGCTTAACGTCATTTTATATCCTTTTTTTGTTTAATACCCAAACCATATAAAAAAACACTTTACATATGTAAATGGGTCTTGCATAAAAAACCAACACATCGTGTTATTACGTTTATTATAAGGAGTAAATGATATGACTGACAAGTTAGTGATTCACCAGGTGGCGACAGCCAAAGCCATCAGGATACTTGAGGCGATAGGAGCCAAGTATGCGATTCACATTGGTGACGAAGTTTACGGCACTCTAAAAGTAGAAACGGAACCTAAGCGCAATCGCGTATATGCACACGGTGAAACTCGCGCTTATTATTGGCCTATGATAGAAAATCTTAATGTTGGCGACAGTGCATCAGTTCCGTTTGCTCATTTTGACCCAAAGATTTTAGCGTCAAACATAAGCGCAAATTGCGTACATGCTTGGGGTGCTGGTAACGCCATGACAGCGCGGAATGACCAAAATCAGACTATTGAAGTTTTGCGTTTAGGATAAGGATCAGATTAATGAGCGAAGATAAAATATGCGCTGCGTATGTTGCAGCATTTGCGGAGTTGGAGGCCGCAACAAAGACCGCCAACAATCCGCACTTCAAATCAAAATACGCTGATCTGCCAGCAGTGATTGATGCTATCAAGCCTCACCTGTCAAAGCATGGTCTTGCATTCATGCAGATGCCCAAGCCAAGCGAAGGTGGCGTATCAATCGAAACCATCCTGATACACAGCAGTGGTGACAAATTGTCGATGGGTGTGTTGTTTGTGCCAGCCAATAAGCATGACGCCCACGGTTTTGGGAGTGCTTTGTCGTATGCGCGTCGGTATAGTTTGATGTGCTGTTTCGGCCTGCCCCAAGAAGATGACGATGGCAACGCAGCAGTTAAATCGCAGCAAGCGCCAGCAAAGACAATTACGGCAGAACAATTTGCGCAACTGCAAGACCTTGTTGATCGCACAGGCACTGACGTTGCTGTCATGGCGGCACATTACAAAGTACCAGCCCTTGCAATGCTTCCATTGACAGCATTTGAAGCAGCGAAAGCGGCACTGGAAAAGAAGCTTACCAATGTCTAATCCGAACATAGGCCACAACCAGCCGCCGCCATTTGAAGCCATTGGTCTGCACATTGAGGACTTGTTTCAACTTGTGTCAGACACGCTGGCTGGCGTTGATGCCGTCCAAAACGACGAGCAGGACGCAGCCCTTGATGAGTTGCTTGATGAGTTCCGCAAGGCAAGGAAAACTGCCGATGGGGAGCGCGATGCAGAAAAGCGTCCGCATGATGAAGCAAGCAAGGCTGTTCAGGCAAAGTGGAAACCATATCTTGAACGCTGCGATATGGCGACGGCAGAGATCAAGGCGAAGCTGACGCCATACAGAGCCGCTAAGATTGCTGCACGGGATGAAGCTGTACGCATTGCGCGTGAAGAGGCTGAGGCAAAGCAGAAGTCCGCACAAGAGGCATTGAGGCAATCAGACGACCTTGAAGCAAGGTTTGTTGCTGAAGAGCAGCTTAAACAGGCTGCAAGGCTAACTGCTGCTGCTAACCGCGCTGATCGTTCATCAACTGGGCTTAGGACTTCATGGGTAGCAGAAGTCACTGACCGCCGCGCCGCTCTCAATCATTATCTGCGCGAACAACCAGAAATGTTTGAGCGCCTAATCCAAGACCTAGCGGACAAGGATGCGCGTAATGAGGCAACACGCCGAAACATTCCAGGAATTGCATTTCATCAAAAGAAGGAGGCAGCTTAATGTTTGATTTTATTAAATGCAAAAAACCATCAGGTGATCCGGTGGCAGAAGGCCTGAAAATGGCTAAACTGTCAGCTGATAAACAAGGACAAGAATGGCAAGCATTGGCTTACCAAGCCTATGTGGAACACGCCAAGCGCCATAGATTCTTTACCACCGAAGATGTGCGTAAAGCTGCGGAAAACGTCCCTGCCGCCACGAACAACAGCGCATGGGGCCATATTGCAAAGGCCGCCAGCAAAAACGGCATCATGGTTGAATTTGAAACCGTGCGGTCAAAAAGCCTGTCCACGCACGGTAGGCACATCATCATCTGGCAATCGACGTTGCTGTCATGATGTTACCGCGCAAGATACCAAAAGAGGCAAAGCGTCAAAGCCGATGGAAGTCGCCAGCGCATTGCAATTTTGTCAGAGGCCACACCTGTTCCGTATGCGGCAGCATGGCAGGAATTGAAGTTGCCCACGTTCGCTATGGAAGTGGCGCTGGCATGGGACAGAAGCCGCACGATTGGTTTACTGTGAGCCTATGTAAGCAATGCCACACGAACCAGCACAGCGTCGGTGAACTTACGTTCTGGGCCAACTATAACATCAATCCATTTGCACTGGCTGAAGCGTTTGCAAAGGCCAGCCCGAAGGCAGCGGAGATTGCCGCAAAGAAACGAGAATTGGGGTTATGAATACCGCTGAACAAGAACGCGCTGCCATTGTCGCGTATTTAAGGAGGTGTCAGGCAATCCATGAGCGATGGTCAAAGAGCAAAAGCACAAGCAGGGGCGCACACAATTATCATGCTCAAGCTTGTAAATATGCAGCAGACGCAATTGAAAATGGTGAACACTGTTTTGCTAATCAAGAAACGGAGCAAAATATATGACGCAGACCGTCTGGCTTCGCGGTGAGCATCAAAGGCGATTGGCTCACCAGTTAATCGATGTAGCGCCACAGGATGCAGTCGTTAAGATCAGCGCAGCCAAGCGCAGTGACGATCAGAATGCAAAAATGTGGGCAATGCTGTCAGACATTAGTCGGTCTGCACCAGAGGACAGGCATCACATTCCAGAAGTTTGGAAGTGCATATTTATGGCAGCATTGGGGCATGAAGTGATGTTCACAATGGGCCTAAACAATCAGCCTTTCCCCATAGGCTTTAAGACATCAAAGCTAAACAAGGCCCAGATGTCGGACCTGATTGAATTTATATATGCGTATGGGGCGCAAAATAATGTAAAATGGAGCGAAAAATATGAGTGAAGCAAACAGCGACCAACTTCGACTTTTTATTGAGCGGATCGAACGCTTGAACGAAGAAAAAAAGGGCAT